GAAGCCGCCAGAAAACGCGCGAAGGCGTGGAAAGAGCAGAACCCGGAACGCGCTCTCGAAAACCGCGCCAGATACTACGAGGCGAACAAGGAGCGCGTCGTCGCCAAGGTCGCCGACTGGAACGTTGCCAATCCCGATGGACAGCGAACCAGAAGCCGCAACTACCGCGCCAAACTCTACGCGGCTGAAGGCAGTCACACGCGGGAACAAATCCAGGCGCTCTACGCTTCCCAGGACGGCAAGTGCGTTTACTGCCGCGTGTCGCTGAAGAATGGCTATCACGCCGACCACATCAAGCCGTTGAGTAAAGGCGGCTCGAACTGGATCGCCAACATCCAGTTGACGTGTGGACCTTGCAACAATCGTAAGCGTGCCACCGACCCCATCGAGTTCGCGCAACGCCTGGGCCGTCTCCTCTAACCGAACGGAGTAAACCGACATGGCAACGAAGCACGACGACGAAAAGAAGCCGAAAGCCACCGCGACCACTGACGCCTTCGGGCGTTCGGCGGAGCAGCGCGACCTGATGGCGTCCAACAGCATCGGCGCGCAGATCATCCTCGATTATAACGCGGACGGCAGTCTCGGTGCGCGTGGTGGCGCGGGGGCGACGCTCGAAGAAAACACGATGATCCGGGACGCGCACCTGATCGCCGTGGGCCTCGATCCCACGAACCCGTCAGGCCCGCCGACCGGCGAGCCGTGGGTTCCGCCCGAGCCTCCGGTAAGCACCCGCCACTCGGTCTCGGGGCATGCCACGCGCATGTCGTCGCTCGCGGCGGGGATCATCGGCGAGCCGGGTGACATTCCGGACCCACCGGCGGGCACCGTGGCCGGGGCGGCAAGCCGGTAACGTGCTCGCACCAAACCGGATGATGGCGGGGTATGCGTCGCCGTATGCGCGCATAGCGGACGTGCGGAACAAGCTGATGTTGCCGCTCGACGAAACCCCGCCAGCACCCGTGACACCCGGCGAGGTGCCAGACCAGCCGATGCCCGGTTGGCCAGCGCCGATGATGCAGCCGGATTTCAGCGGGATACCCGAGCCGCCGATGCCATCTGGGCCCGGAACGCCAGAGGGCTCACCGATGGCGCCACCGCCTGGGCTACGCGGCAAGGGATATTCCTCCGGCGCACAGCCTGTCGATGACTGGACCACGCGCCTGCAAAGATTTCAGGCCGACGCCACCATGGACCCGCGCATGGAGAAGCAACCACCTGAACCCGCGATCCCTGGCCCCGGCTACACGATGCGCGGCGTCCCTCAGGAGAACCTAATTCAGCAACTTCCCGGCGGCGTTCAGGTCGAGGGCTGGCTGCCGGCGAACGCGACACAGGCACCGATGAACCCGAATGATCCGCGCTACGCCCAATGGCTACGGCTGATGCAACAGCGCGGGAGCATATGATGACCGTCTCCGTCTCCACGATCGCCGAGCAGGTTCTGCGGCGGCTCAATGTCGCCGTGGTGCCGCTCGACGATCGCCCCGTCCTGACGGAACTCGTGCCTTTCCCCACGATCGCCACGGGTGCGCTTGTCGAGCTTGGCATCATCGCCTCGGACGAAACGCCGATCCCGAGCGATCAGGCGTTGGCGCTTGATAAGGTCAACAGCGTTCACGCGGCGCTCGATGCGCAAGGCGTCGTGTGGTGGGCGGGAACCACCGTGCCGCGCGCGTTCGTCGAGGAATACACGAAGCTGACCGCGGCGCAGATGGCGACCAGCTTCGGCAAAGCGGTCGACCCCGCCGTCGTGGCGCTGCTGGAAGGTCGCATCCGTCGCGGCGCCATGGTCATCGCCTCGCACGACATCGCGGTTGAATCGGTGATGGCGGTGCATACCGAACTCGTGGCCAAAGGGATTGCGCGGTGGACATCGATGGACATCCCGGATGTCGCTGGGGGGCCTTATGAAGTGTTGGCGGCCGACGATCTGGCGCCGAAGTTCCCGCCCGCCGAGATAAACAAGGCAGATGTCGCGGACGCCATGCGAACGTTGTTCAAAATCACCGCGCTGCCAACGAGTGGCGAGCGGGTTTGGGCGGAGTATTTTTAGGATGACCGCACCGCCGTATAAGTTACGATATAGTGACTATATGACCAGCACCGGATCGCCGGGTTCCGGTGGTTCCGCGTCCTACGTGTTGCCGATCGCCAGCACGGTGACGCTGGGCGGCATCAAGGTGGACGGCGTGACGACCTCGACCTCTCCGGTGACGGGGCTGCTGACCGTCATCGCGCGCCTGGGATGATATGACCGGGATCGAAGCACTCAGTAGCGTCAGTGAGAAGTTGGTCAAGGCGTTGCCGCCCGCCATGGTGGTTTTGGTCATGCTCAACATCCTGTTTCTCGCTGTCGCCATCTACAACACCCGTGCGCGTAACGAAGTGCTGACCAAAATCATCGACAGATGTTTGGAGATGCCGTCGCGATGACGCAACTCACCATGACCCTGCCGCTCGATCGCGTCTCCCCCGTTCGCGTGCCAACGCGAGACCTCGTGCTGGGCGGCACCGATAGCGTGACGCTGGCGGTTACAATCGTTGAGCGCGACAGCCCCGACGCGCTGCCGATCGCGATCACAGGCGGCATTGGCGGCCCCGCCGTTTCGATGTTCGTCTGGCCCGCCGGCTACGGCCACGGGATGGGCAACTGTATCGACTACGGCTGGGGATACTGGCACAACGGCCCGGTCGCCGGTCCGGGCACCGTCTTATGGTCCACTACCAGCACGGCGTTCGATACGGCCACCGGCACGGCCTTCCTCACCGTCCCCGTTGGCACCATCGGCAACTGGCCGCGCCGCTGCCGCTGGGCGATCTACTTCGATAGCGACGGCGGGGGCGAGGCGGAACTGCTCGCCGAGGGGCATTTGCACGTCCGCCCGATGGTCTCGCGGGCGCAGGTGCCGCTGATCATGCTGACGGACACGACGCCGCCGGTTCTGACAGACACCATCATTCTGAGTGGGACCGCCAAATGACGACCACGATTATCACGCCCAGCGGTGCCCCGGTCGAGGGCGTCCGCATCGTTGACATGCCGGACCTCGGCGCGGTGACCGACGACACCTCGTTCGTCGGCGAGCACGCCGGGTCGGGGCGGTTCAGCGCCACGGCGTTGCGGAGCTATGTGGGCACGAGCCCATCGGGCACGGTCACGTTCACGGATGGCGTTCATACGGTCGCGGGCAGCAATCTCGCGGTAACGGGCGGGACCATTGGCGGGACTTCGCCCAACGCGACGCTGACGATCGTTCCTGGCACGGGCACCGGCGGGATGACGGATATCGCCAACGTCATGGACTTCGGCGCCGATCCCACGGGACTGACCGACAGCAAGGCGGCGTTCCAGGCGGCGATCAATACCGGCAAAACGGTCTATATCCCGGCGCGTGGCGCGGGCATCTACCGGATTAACGGGCAAATCAACTGCACCACGCCGGGGCAGATCATCTTCGGCGACGGCAAGGGCCGCAGCATCATCAAGGTAGACGCCGCGTTTAATCTCTCCGCGACCGGCGTGTTCGTCATCAACCTGCCGCCACCGAAAGTTCCGGGTCCGCAATTTCGTGACTTCCAGATCAATTTCATCCAGCCGGATACGGCCATACGCGCCAACCTGGTCGCCTATCCACCCGCGTTTTACGCGGAGGATGAGGCACGCGGGACGTGGCACGGGATCAAAGTAAATGCCGCTCAGATCTGCATGGACCTACGCCAGAACGCGGGCGGATCGTCCATCGTTGATTGCGAGTTGTGCGCCTTCGACAAGCACGTCGCGATTGACGGAAGCCTGGACAGCATCACGATCGCGGACACGCGGTTCGAGAACGACCTGCTCACGGCCAACCAGACGGTCATCTATTACGAAGCGGCGACAACCGGTATCAGCACGGGACGTTGCGATGATCTGCACGTCGGTGGGTGCCTGTTTATCTGTGGCACGCACATCAACAGCTTCGTCGGCACGGGATCTAATCCCGGCACCACATTTGGAGAAGTCACTGGTTGCGACTTCGACAGTCTGTTGGGGATCAGGATGGCCGGCGGGTTTCTGAACCTTTCCGGGTGTTTTTTCAGCGAGGGCTTCGTGGCCACGGGTGCTATCGTCCTGTCCGGCGGAACGCTCAACATGTCCGGCTGCACGATCAACTCCACGATCCCGCTGCCGAACGGCTCCATCATCATGGCGCCGGTCACCGCCTCGATCCCCTGCTTCCTCAATATGTCCGCGTGCATACTCAACACGACCGGCAATTCATTCAC